TCAAACATTTTTATGCCACAACGAGTTTCATTTTTGGGGACGATTACGCTTGGAATGCATACACTGCTGGATACATAAATCAAACCCTCGCCCTTTCAGAAATATCCTTCAAAATGTCATCAGGCAACTTTGACGGAACAATAAAAATGTACGGAGTAGGCTGATGGGTATACCAACACTGATAAAAACACTGACCGCTTCTGATTCTGCTTCACTTGAATTTGTAGATGGAACTGATGATGTAGTGTTTGATAGTACCTATGATGAGTATATGTTTGTGTGTACAGATATTGCCCCAGCCACTGATTCGGTTAATTGGACATTTCAAGCAAGTACAGATGGCGGATCAACCTATGGTGTAACAGTGACAAATACGACTTTTCGGGCATATCATACTGAAGATGATGTTTCTACCGCGCTTAGTTATGTAACTGGTAGAGATTTAGCGCAAAGCACTGGCTATAGTCAATTGATATATGAAATTGGTAGTGGTGCTGATGAAAGCACTTCTACTATTTTGCATTTATTTAGTCCATCCAATACTACTTACGTTAAGCATTTCTATTCTAGGGCCGCAGGTATGAATGGCGCGCCAGCGTCGGCTGATTGGTTTTTGGGTGGCTATTTCAATACCACTAGCGCAATTAATGCAATTAATTTCAAATTTAGTAGTGGGAACTTTGACGGCGTAATTCAGATGTACGGTATTTCTTAACTTTAGGAGCGATTCAGATGGCAAGACACAAAATGGTAAACGGTGTGAGAGTAGATTTCACACCAGAAGAAGAAGCGGCGCGAGATGCCGAGGAGGCAGTATGGGCAGCGGGTGCTTTTGATCGTGCCATTGCAAACTTGCGCGAAGATCGAAACCGCAGACTCGCGGCTACGGACTTACACGCTCTGCAAGACGTAACCCTGACTGAGGATATGCGGGATTACCGACAAGCACTGCGAGATTTACCGGCAGGGCTAAGTACGGTAGATGACGTGCAGGGTGTTGCTTGGCCTACGGTCTGAACTGAAATGGCTTTAGTCGCAATGGAAAATGTTGGCGAGCTGGGTATCTGGAAGGATATGCCACCGTCGCTGTTGCCCCAAAACGCCTGGTCAGACGGAAACAACGTAAGGGCCTGGCACGGGTCGATTGAAAAGATCCCCGGATACGCCGAAGTGATGGCATCCTGCCCGGTTGCGCCATATTACATCACTTATTTGGAGGCCGGGAGCAGTAAGTATTTTATTGTCGGCGGCACGGCAAAGATTTACGTCCACGACGGAACCTCCTGGACAAACATAACTAGGCAGACTGCCGGCAGTGATGTGGACTATTCCGCAACCGCAGCGGAGGGTTGGTCCTCTACCATTTTGGGCGGGATTCTCATCATGGTGAATCCGAACGATGATCCCCAGTTCTGGGCGCTTACATCAGGACTGCCTGTCACCTCGACAAAAATGGCAGATTTAACAAACTGGCCTGCCTCTACCGAATGCACGGTGATGAGGTCGTTCAAGAGTTTCCTGGTATCGCTCAACGTCACCAAGTCGTCTGTCAATTACCCCACTCTGGTGAAATGGTCTACCGAAGCTGCGACACAAACAGTACCCAGCTCATGGAATGAATCTGTCAGTACGAACGACTCGGGCGAGTACCCTTTGCTGGACGCCGCCGGGGAGCTGATCCGCGACGGATTACAACTCGGTGACACATTCCAGATATACACCTCTGGGTCCGTATACCAGATGTCTTACGTTGGTACGCCCTTTATCTTCTCATTCCGCAAGGTCGCCCCTGTCGGGATCATGGCAAAGAATTGCGTCTGCGAGTACCCAGGAGGGCATTTTATTCTGGGCGTTGACGACCTTTACACAAATGATGGACAGCGTGTGCTTCCCATTCTGCCATCTGAGCTGCGCGATTGGATGTTTAACATGATTGATGGTGAGGCTGCACAGCGATCATTCGTAGTCGCCGATCACGGCAGAAACGAAATACTGGCTTGTTTTGTGTCGGCAGATTCGTCCAACACGCAGGTGGACAGGGCCGTGGTTTTCAACTACATCACAAAAGCATTCACCACCCGCGACCTACCACAGCTCTCCCACATCACCCCTGGTGTGGTGGATGACCCCACCGGGTTCACCACATGGACTGCGGCAGCGCCCACTTGGACCACAGCAGATGGTCGCTGGGCGATGAGTTTTGACAAGTTCGAGGATACACTTGTTTTCGCCGCCCCAATCGCCACGAAACTATTTCGGGACAGGTCAGGCAACCAAGAAGACACCACCGACATGACTGCATTCATTGAACGCACTGGTTTGGCGATGACCGCACAAGGCTCACCAGACCAAACCACAGTGAAAAGAATAAAAGCCATTTGGCCGAAGATGGAAGTGCTCAATCAGGACACGGTCAGTATTTATGTGGGTACGCAAATGTCCACGGAAGAGGCCGTAAGTTGGAAAGGACCGTTTACCTTTAACCCCGATACCATGTCTAAAGTTTCGTGTCGTGCAACGGGGAAATTATACGGTGTGAAAATCGAAAGCACGGCAGACACCCATTGGAAACTTTCAGGGCTGGCGTTTGAGGTCGAGGACGCAGGCCGAAGGGGTAGCCGTGGCTATAGCTGACAGTAAAAAATGGAAATCTGTAACCCGTTATCAGCCGGGTCCACCACCGACAAAGGTAGAGGATCTAGGAATTTATCTGACCAACGAGTTAAACCGATTAGGAGAGGTTGTTTTTAACTTATCGCAGCTGAGATTGGAGGAGGCTTTTGCTGAACCAGACAAACCTAGAAACGGTCAATTCGCCTATGCCGATGGAACTTCCTGGGACCCTGGTAGCGGCGCGGGAATCTATTGGTTTGACGGCACAAACTGGACCCAACTGTAGGGCATTTATTGCTCGCCCAGATGAGGTTGAAGTTTTCTGGCCGCTTGTGGTGGACCACTTAAAAAAAGCTGTTCCTCACTCCGAAGGCGAGATGGAACCAGCGGATATGTTGCCCGAATTAATTAAGGGCGAGATGCAGCTCTGGTTCTCGGTTGAAGATCGTACTGTCACCGCAGCGATGGTGACGCAGATTATTCCGTATCCGCGCAAGAAGGTTTTGAGAATCTTATCTATCGGTGGCGAAGGCATGGCGCGGTGGATGAAGCACTTTCCTATGGTTGAAGAATTCGCAAAGCAGACAGGCTGCTCCAGTATCGAGGCATGGGGCAGAAAAGGTTGGTTAAGGGCATTACCAGATTGGAAATGTTCATATCATATTTTGACAAAAGAGATTTAACATGGCAACAGCAGCTCAGAAAGCTAAGGCAAAACAAGATCGCAAAGCGGCGTTAACTGCGGCAAAAGCAATCACCAAAAAGGGGTCCAAAGCCCATCAACGAGCTATTGCGAAAGTTAAGCGGCTCAGTGCGGTTATGAAGGAGGAAACCCAGAGTGCAACGGATCACGCTGGCGCAAAGGATAAGCGCGATGCCGCCGCCGAGCAGCGATCTGATGCAATCGCAAAAATGAGGGCTGCATCTGGTGCCGACAAGGAAAAGTATCGGCTGCAAGCCCTGGCTGCTGCATCTAAGATGCGGGTGCAGGGTGACATCATGCGTGCTGTGACCGACCGCGAAAAAGGGGAGGGAACTTCCTACATCGGACCAAGCACGGCAGCTGGACGCGACGAACGCGGTCTTCCTGAGCCGAACAAATGGCAGCAAGTCAACCAGGCACTCAAGGATGCTGGTATTGCCTGGTCGGATGCAGCTCAAGCCAAGATGTACGACAAACTGTTTGGCGGTGACACTGATACCGACACTGATACCGACACTGATACCGATACCGACACTGATACCGACACCACCAGTAGCGGAGGAGATCAAACAAGGAGCGGGGCCCGCGACAGCAGGGGGGGTGATCGTGAACCTTCTTTCGGGTTGGAGAATTGGTGGGCCGGCGAGCAATACGATTACGCCGACTACATCAATGGACTGCTGGGTGGCAGCGAACTAAATCAGTGGGACCCGATGGGGTCCGAGTGGACAGGCGGACCGAACTTAATCCCGAAGGGAAAGTACGGCATGAAGCAAGGACCGTCTTCATACCTCGAAGAGCGCCGTATCGGCCACAACCTTGCATACAAGCCGTGGATGCCGACAGCTTGGGCGCCATCGAGGGATGTCACTGAACCATATCATGGTGTTCCCGGTTCTCACTGGACCAAATACCGGCAATTACAAGAGGAGCAGGGCTTAACGAACCAGCGCCCGGAGGGTTACATCAACCCGATTTACGAACTGCTATACCACTACGGTGGCAAAACGCCGGGTAGAGAAGGTCGAGCAACACCCCAGGTCGTGCCTGGTGACTGGAAACCGCAAACACCGGAGGGTGGTCCAGCCGTTTACCCCCTCTCCCAAGTACCGTTATTTCCGTCAGGAAAATTGTCGGCTGGGTGGACCCCCCCGGGCGGCGGTGATAACAATAACCCACCAGATGACGGCGGCAATAATCCACCAGATGATGGCACCAATGATCCGCTGTACGGCCCGTTGTTGTCTGCTTATAAAGGCATGGCAAGCGCCACCCCCGGTGGGATGTGGCGAATTACCGGCGACCCGGTAAAGGCCACCATTGCTGGCAACAAAACTTACCAGTTACCGCTCTCATTTTACGGCGGGGGTAATACAGCGCCTTTCCAAACAACTGCAACCCGCGCCGCAAATAGTGGCGGGTGGAACCCCAGCTTGAACACCTGGAATGTTGCCGGAAACAGTGAATTCAGCCCAGCAAATTTGCAGTTGGCGAACTGGACCGGTTCACAAGGCGCATATTCCGGCACTCCCAATTTTCAAGTCCAAGGTGGGTTGAACTTTTTAGGCAGCCCCAGCTACACGGACATTCAAGGCCAGCGTGTGCCGTTTCTGGCGCAGGAGTTTGGTGGTCCGGTCGGATCAACAACGCAAGGGCCGTTAGGCAGCGGCGCATTCACAGACTGGAGTCTGCCAGCGATGCGTGGGCTAATGGCAGGTGAGCCAACAGGAGATGTTGTCGGCTACAACTTCCCGCAATATTACTATGACGATGGTGGTGGTGGGATATGAGGACTAAATTATGAGCGGTGGTGGAACAAGAACGGAAACTGCGGAGCCTTGGGAAGCGCAGATCAAGCCGTTAAAATTTGGCTTTGGCGAAGCGCGAAAAATCTACGACGAAGGTGCGCCAAAATGGTATTCCGGCCCCACGGTTGCGGGGTTTGACCCGAGTCAACAAGCGGCGCAGGCAGGCATTCTCGGC